TCACCCGAACTAATTTTACTACAACTGAATAAATGCAGGGAGCCCCCACCTGGGGCTCTTTTGCATTGCCAATTTTAAGGAGGAATCTACTAATGATAGATCCATATGAGCGCCAAGCAAAATTAGAGCAAGAAGGCATTCAGGAGGGCATCAATAAGTACTACGAAGCAATGGAAAAGAATCCTTTGGATTTAATGCCTCCAGGTGTAGAACTTCTAAGGCGCAGCCTACCAGCAATGATTGAAGCAATTAAGAAATACAAGAGCAAAAGAACTAATCCTTATCGAATGGCTGTAGCAGAATTTATGGACAGATTCAAAGAAGATGAAATGGCTTACATTATTATTAGAAGAATGTTGCTAAGTATTTACGAACATAACACCGTTCAAACTGTAGCCACTGAAGTTTCCAATGATTTAATAGAACACTTGAATTATAAAGTATTTAAGAAACAGGCACCAGGGCTTCTACACACCGTTGAGGAGAACTTACATACCTCAAATATAAGGCACCGCAAAGCAGTAATTGGACACGCCCGTAATAAATTTAAGATCCCGTCTTTTGATTGGCCCGTAGATACTAAGATATCCCTAGGATGCACACTTATTAATTTGTTCATCGAGAATGTAGGCTTTGTACGTAGACAATTGTTGCGCAGGAGGAGCTACATCGTTGGTGAAGAAAGTGTTAAAGAGTGGATTGAACAAGCCAATGCTAAGTTTGATATTTTGGATCCAATATTAAAACCAATGATTGTCCCTCCAGTTCCTTGGGAAGTTGGTAAAATAACTGGCGGAGGATATCTCACTAATACTGCCACAATGACACATCGTATCGTTAGAACGTACAACAGAGATGTCCTAGATGCTTTAAATGGATGGCAAATGCCTAATGTTACTAAAGCGCTAAATGCTGTTCAAGAAACAAGATGGAGAATTAATACCAAGATATATAAAGTATTAAAGCAAATATGGGATGAAGGTGGACGTCTAGGGCACCTGCCACCAACTGACGAGGAGCCAATACCTCCGAAACCATGGAATACCGACGAAGAGTATGAATACTTCAAGAAGTATGAGCCCAAGGTAGTTAGTTTATGGAAGCGCCAAGCCACAGAAGTTTATGATCGGCAAGTTAGGGTTAAAGCAAAGCGAAAAGGTATTAATACCAAGCTAGAACAAGCAAACTTATTTCAGTACGAAGAAGCCATCTACTTCCCTTTTAACCATGATTATCGTGGCAGACAGTATCCTATCCCACCAACTTCATTCTTATCACCACAAGGCGACGATACATCGAGGGCATTATTAGAATTTGCTGATGGTTTTCCTTTGGGCGAAGACGGAGCTTATTGGCTAGCAGTGCATATTGCCAATTGTTATGGCTACGATAAGGAATCCTTCGATAACAGAGTTAGGTGGGTTGAGCATAACGAACAGCATATCTTAAAATCAGCCGAGAATCCACTTGATTATACTTGGTGGGCTGAAAAAGATGTAGATTCACCTTTCTTATTATTGGCTGCTTGCTTCGAGTGGGCTGGATATAAAAAAGAAGGCCCATCATTCAAATCTTATATTCCCATACAGATGGATGGCTCGGCAAACGGGCTCCAACACCTATCAGCCATGTTATTAGATGAAATCGGTGGCGCTGCTGTAAATTTATTGCCTGGTAACAAACCTACAGACATCTACGCCATGGTAGCCAAGGAGCTGATAAAGCTCGTAGAGAACGATATTATCAATGGAAAATCGAAGAGTAAAACAAAAACAGTTGATAATAGCGACGGCACAACTACTACAATTACCACTACTACTGATGAGAAAGCACTCGCCAAGGCATGGCAAGGAAAAATAGATAGAGGCATCTGTAAGAGAGGCACGATGACATTTGCCTATTCGGTTACACCCAGAGGAGTTACTGATCAATTAATGGCTGAGCTCTCAAAAAGATACGCCGATACTGGTGAACGTTGGCTTGATGTTAAAGACGAACTTCCATATTGCTTGTATTTGTCAGAGCGGTTACTCCAAGCAATACGTAAAGTGGTGTTGGCTGCTGCTAAAATAATGGATTGGCTCAAGGAAGTAGTGGCACTGTTTAATAAGGCAGAGCTGCCGATTAAGTGGGTTACTCCTTCAGGCTTCTTAGCTATAATGGATAACAGAAAATACAAGGTGCGTCGAATTCGCACAACATTTGGCGGAATAGAAATATTGTTAAATTCAAGAAGCGAAACACAAAAGATTAATAAAGTGAAACAACTACTTGGAATATCCGCCAACTTGATACATAGTTTTGATAGTGCACACCTTCAATTGACAGTTTGCGCCGCTTATCCAGAAATTAAACATTTCTCATTGGTTCATGACAGTTACGGAACTCATGCAGCTAACATTACAAAACTCAATCGTATCATTAGAGAGCAGTTCGTTGCAATGTATTCCGTAAATCAACTAGAGAGTTTCCGCAACCAAATCATCAAACAACTTCCCGAGGAACTTAGAGATAAGGTTCCGCCGATTCCCGATCAAGGTAAACTCGATATCCAACAAGTATTGGATTCGAAATATTGCTTTTCATAGGAGGACAATAGATGAAAGAGTATCCGAAAGAAGCCATCTCTGCGGTGGCCGCAATTTTGTTATGCAGCGAAGACAAATCATTATGCAATGTGTGTCAGAAGTTAGAGAAATTATTTGGTTACAAGTACATGGAGAAAGAAATAAACATCAAAACAACTGGAGATGTCATTAATATCATGAAGGTGGTTAACAATGAGTAAATTTACTGAATCAGAAGAATTTAAAAAAGGACATTCCTTTGAGATATCATTATCAGGCATCCTAAAAGAAAACGGCACATTTGTCTTACCGTGCTATGAAAATACTGGAGAAAAGCAAGACAAGGCTCCTAAGATGTATGGTGAATACAAAGGGCTTGTTCTCCCAGATTTGTTCATTTGTAACAATGGGCGCTCATCATGGATTGAATGCAAAGTAAAGGCATCTCCAACCGTATGCACCAAGAAGGGCTACCCAAAAGGAAGATTAGAACACGGTATACCGTTGCGTCTTTATAATGATTACATGGAAGTTCAGAAGGTATCAGGGCTTAAAGTGTGGCTTTTCTTATTAGAAGAAAGCTCAGGAGAAATTCTATACAATACCCTAGATGCGTTAAGTATTCAAGAAGGGCCAGATCGTATTAAGATATATGAGAATAACAAGATGAGCTACGGCGGCATGATATTCTTCTCGCGCCGAATCTTCAAAATCTATCGCAAATTATAACAACATAACACTACTAGGTAAACTACCAGGTGAGGAGGCTTCGTATGGAAGATTTTAGGGATTTAGAAATACCTGCATATAGCAAGGATTTAATAAGGCTTCTTGATGAAGCCTTTTCTCATCGTATCTTGTTCCCCAGTGCTAACGATGACATGAATACAATTCAAAGGAATATAGGACAGCGGGAACTGGTGGACACCCTATTGGCTCGTTTAGCCGAACAAGAAGAAATAGAAAAGAGAGGGGAATAAGAATATGTGTAATTGGGCTTACGTCGCTGCTGTAGTTGTTACAGCTCTTGCCTCAAACCAAAAAGAACCAGAAATACCAGATCCTCCAAAGGTGCCCGAAGCTCCAACCGCGGCTCCAACTGGAACCTTTGCTCCTAGTGCCCAAAATACTGAGCAATATGCAGCTGCTGTTTCGGCTGCCAGAAAGAGATTAGGCAAGAAGAAATTAAACGCCGCAAAGAGAGGCCAGTTGAGCGTGGGAGTTGGAAACAACACAGGAACTGGAATTAACAGCAACAAAGAAGATAAAACAAACAGCGGAACTGGAATCGGAGTTAATTAAAGAAGGAAGTGATTCATATTGAATCAAAGTATAAAATCAAGGTTTGAATACCTAGACGGCGAAAGATCGATGGTACTACTTCGTAATCGCGATTTTTCAGCCTTAACTGATCCTTCATTACTTCCTCCTATTGGCTCTAACGAGAATTCAACATTAGAACAGCCGTATAATAGCCTGGGTAAAGCATTAATTGATAACTTGGCTAATAAATTATCGCAAGCTTTATTCCCTACTCAGCCATTTTTTAAGATGCAAATTGATGAAGCAAAACTAAGGAAGATTGCTCAAACAGAAGATCCAAATTTACTCACTAACATTGAGTTTGGATTATCTAAATACGAACGGGCCATTATGAATGAAATAGATTCAAGAGCCTTAAGAAATCCTGCTTTTGAAATATTTAGGCTTCTAATAGCAACAGGCAACTGTGTTGCCTATCTTCCAGAAGATGCGACAGGAATGAAAGTGTATCGGCTTGATAGATACGTCGTTGCTCGCGACGCAATGGGGCAATTACTTGAACTCATTATCAAAGAAAGCATTTCTCAGTTGGAGTTGCCAGAAGGATTTAAGCTTCCTGACGATATTACCAAAAAACCATATGAGAACGTTGATGTGTACACTAAAATTTCCAGGGTTGATAAAAAGCGCGGGGGACATTTGTGGGAAGTATCTCAAGAAATCGAAGGAGTTCCTGTTGATGATCCTAAAACAAGAGGAACATACAACGACAATAATATGCCTTGGATTGTATTGCGCTGGAATGCCCTTGCTGGAGAAAACTACGGCAGAGGTATGGTAGAAGGATTGTCGGGCGATTTCTATTCGCTAGAAGCGCTCACTAAAGCCATTGTATTGGCTTCTGCTTTAGCAGCTAAAGTTATCTTCTTTAAGAAGCCTAACGGAACCACTAATATTAATAAATTAGCCAAGGCTCGTTCAGGTGATTTTATTCTGGGTGACGCTAAAGAAATTTCAGTATTACAACTTGAGAAGTATCCTGATTTAGAAATAGCCAAACAAACTAAGGGCGAAATTGAACAACGTCTTATGAGAGCTTTTTTAATGATGAGTTCAATTCAGCGTCAAGCCGATAGAGTTACAGCTGAGGAAATCAGAATTATGGCTCAAGAACTAGAAACGTCATTAGGTGGAATTTATTCAATGTTAGCAGTTGAGTTCCAGCTGCGTATTATAAAAATACTTGAATCACAAATGAGTAAGGCCAAGAAACTTCCTGTTATCGACAAGAAGCTCTTGAAGCCAGTGATAATAACTGGCCTTGAGGCATTGTCAAGAGGAGCCGAACTCAACAAACTTAATACCTTTATGGGACAAATGCAACCATTTGCAGATGTCGCCAAAGATTACTTAGCATTCTCTGATTATATGAAGAGGGTGGCAACCTACATAGGAATTAATCCTGAAGGTATGGTTCGATCTGAATCGGAAGTTGAGCAAATTAGAGCTCAAAGAGAACAACAGGTTCAAATGGCTGAAATGGCTCAAATGATGATGAAAAATCCTCAAATAATGCAAGGCATTGGTGGCGCCGTTACTCCACCAGAAGTAAATCAATAACAAGGAAGGTAATGATTAATGGCCGAACAGGACGTTACTAATACCAATGTTGAACAAAAAACTATACTACCCTCCGACAAACAACTAATTGCAGGCAAATATGCTGACGAAAACGCAGCTATTAAAGGTACTATTGAGGCTGGAGTTAAGAAATATGGCTCACTGGAAGCATTTTATAAAGCAACCGCCGCCGATTTAAAGCCAGTTGAATCAACTCCGAAGCCTGAAGACAATAAGCCTGCAGGTGAGGAAGGTAATACAGAAACAAATCCAGTTGAAGATGAAGATCTTGATAAGCTTCAAAAAGCAGGCATTAATCTAGAAGAGTTAACCAGTGAGTATAATGAAACTGGTAATCTATCCGAGGAATCCTACAAGAAGCTTGAGAAGGCAGGATTTGATCGCGGCTATATAGACACATATAAAGCAGGCTTGAACGCACAAATAGAGATGATTAAGAATGCTATGGCCGCCGAAACTGATGGAGAAGATAATTATCGTTCAATGGTGGATTGGATGCAATCAAATTTATCTAAACAAGAATTAGATGCTTATGAGGAATCATTCAAACCAGCAAAAGGAGCCACCTTTGAACAATATATGGAGAACATTAAGGGCTCCATTAAAAATATGTATACAAGATATATTGAATCAGAAGGGCAGCCGCCTACTGGCCTTATTAAAGGCGGAGTTGCCTCTCAAACAACAGGTGTCTATCAAAGTATGGAAGAAATGACAATAGACATGAGAGATCCTAGATATAAAACTAGTTCTAGGGATTATGATCCAGCTTTTGCAGCTAAAGTTAAGGCCAAAATTGAAGCAAGCGTTGCCGCAGGCACCTTAAGATAAGGTGCCTTTTATATTGCTAACATCGACAATAGTTAGAGCCTGAGTAGGGGTGAGGTTGCAAACTCACCCTCAAAGGATACCTTTGGCGAAGATAGATGTTTAAATCAGAATCAAGCCTGATGAGGAGAGAATGCCCTCGCGAAGCATTGTCGATTCTAGGATACCTTGATAAAGATTTAGGGGGCAGATGCAACTATTAAAATTAAAATATAAGGAGAATGATATAAATGGGTAGCAATGCAACCCCCTTTCGCCCTGGACAAAGAAACGGCTCTGGAGATGTTGACGCCGCTTTCTTAACAATCTTTTCAGGCGAAGTATTAACCGAATTTAAAACTAAAAACGTTATGTTAGACAAAGCTCTTATCCGCAGAATTGAAAGCGGTAGTGGAGCACAATTTCCTAGAGTTGGTAAAGTAACCGCTTCTTACCACACTCCTGGCGTCGAATTAGTAGGACAAGCCGTATTGGCTAATGACATTACCATCAAAATCGATGGCGAGATAGCTGCTGACGTATTCATCGACAGCCTTGAGGAAGCTATGGCTTCTGGAGATTATCGTCAACCGTTAACAGAAGAGATGGGCGCTAGATTATCCAATATAGCTGATCAAAACTTAATTAAAGAATGTATCAAAGGCGCTCGTATGGATGCTATAGTTACTGGTGGCAAAGGCGGAATCCAAATCGTCAATGACAAATTGATCGCTGCCTCTACTCCTGTAGCTGGCGAACAGAAAGACGCCATATTGGCAGCTTTACGTCAAGCCAAAGCTAAACTTGACAAGAATAACGTTCCTGAGAATGATCGCTATGTTGTTATGGGGCCTGATGAATTTAACTACTTGCTCGAAGATACCGTTATTACCAGCCAACTATATGGTGGCCCAGTATCAATTGTTACTGGTAATCCTACTGGTAAACTTTACGGCTTCAGCGTTCTAGTATCCAACCAGATTCCTCATACCGATGAAACCTTAACCGATACCAAACACGGTGCCGATTTCTCCAAGACAGTATTTATAGCGTTCCAAAAGAGTGCTCTGGGCACTGTTCAAAAATGGAATATCATTACCGAGATGGAGCGCCAAATCAATCGTCTTGGTTGGTTTGCAGTTTCTCACATGGCAATGGGACACGGAGTATTACGTCCAGAAGCATGTGTCGAATTCTGTCTCAACGAATTATCCTATCCAGAAGAGTAATTAACACTACCACCCAAGCCTGCTCACGTACTCCGTGAGTGGGCTTTTTTTTACTCAATTTAAAAGAGGTGAACCATATGGCTTTACCATTAACGCAGAGTACGGTTTTGGATGCAGTGAATTTCATCCTTACAATGTCTGGGAACAATCCCGTCAGCTCCCTATCCAAGGATAGAACGGACGTAGTTTCCAAAGCCGAGGATGCATTACACTGGGCTAGTAGGGAAGTGCAATCATTTGGCCTTAGAGGGAACAGCGAGAAGTGTTACCCCTTAAAACCAAATATCGACAAGAGAATACCGCTTGCATCAAATATTCTCAAAGTGTCCAATCCAAGTATTAGATGTGTTCAGCGTGGCAGCTATTTATTTAATACTTCGGTTAGCCCTGGAACAGATAAATTTACCGAAACAGTATATGCCGATGTAATATTTTTCTTGCCGTTCGAGCAACTATCTCAAACCGCAAAGACATATATTATGATTAAGGCCGCTAGACAATTCCAGGCAAAAATAAAGAGTTCTGAGGTTATCCATCAACTTACTGAATTAGATGAATATATGGCTCAGGCAGCATTATTTGACGAAGAAATCAATGATGAAAATATTTTTACGGCATCAGATACATTGTGGGTTTATCACTATCGGAGATAAGGAGGAATGATTATGGCTTTAGTGGATAACACAATTGCCAACCTAATGGGCGGAGTATCCCAACAGCCAGCCCTATTAAGGTTTTCAAATCAATGTGAATTAGAAGAAAATATTTTGGCAACGTTGGGAGACGGCCTGATTAATCGCCCTCCTCTAGAGTGGATTAATTCATTAAGTACCAATACCAGCGACGCCGCTTTTACTCATATCATAGATGTTGGTGGTGGCGAAAAATATATTATGATTATTACTTCGGACGCCACAAATCCAATTGAGGTTTTTACTTTAGAAGGACAGCCATGCACGGTGTTATACAATAACCCAGAGGCCAAGGTATACTTGACAGAAAGTAATCCGCGGGAAACGTTTAGAGCTGTTACTGTGGCGGCGTATACTATTGTAGTTAATAAGAATGTAATCTGTGAGTATGAAGATACAATAGTTGATCCTCAAACTCCCACTGGGGTTATTTACATCAAGCGTGGGGTTGATAAGTGCGATTACAAGGTTCATATTAACGGAACTCAAGTAGCAACTTACTCATCCGATACCACTGCTAGTACCCCAAAAAGCGCCAAGACAAACGATATAGCACAAAGCCTATATGATCAAATGGTGTCTGGTATTGGAGCCGATTATAATCTCACCAGAATGGAATCAACTATTATCGTTACCAGAAAGAATGGTGCAAGTTTTGATATCAAGTGCTATGATAGCCAAGGAGATACCGCTATTATTGGCTTCACTGGAGCTTGTTCAAAATTCACCGATTTACCAGCCAAGGCTACAGATGGCCTTATTATTGAAATAACTGGCGACGAAATGAACCAATTCGACAACTACTTCGTTCAATACATTTCATCAAGAAATGTTTGGGGAGAAACAGTTAAAAGGGGCATCAAGAATATTATTGACGGCATGACAATGCCTCATAAAATTGTTCTTGATAGCTATGACGCACAAAATCTACCTGTCTTTAGTGTGTCCCAGATAGATTGGAGCCAAAGAAATGTGGGAGACGAAAACTCAGCACCAGATCCAACCTTCATCGGAAGCACAATCAACGACATATTCTTCTTCAAAAATAGGTTAGGATTTCTTAGCGGCGAGAACGCTATTTTGTCTATGGCTGGAGAATACTTCAATTTCTTCCCTGGAACAGCGTTAGAGATAATGGACGATGATCCAGTGGATGTATCGGTTAGCTCTAATATTTTATCATTACTTGATAGAGCAGTACCTTATCAGAATAATGTAGTGCTCTTTTCCGATCAGCAACAATTTAACCTAAGCTCGGGACAACTAGCGTTTGCTCCATCTACTGCAAGCATTGACACCACTACTGCTTTTGAAACCGATACCCATTGTAAACCGATACTTGCTGGAGCTAATATTTACTTTGTTGTGCCCAGTGGCCAATATTCAACTATCCGCGAATACTTCACATCTCAATCAACATTAACTCATGACGCCGAAGATGTTACTATCCAAGTTCCAAGATATCTACCTAAAAATATAGTTACTTTGGCGGCTTCTACCTCAAAAGATATCTTATTTGTCCTATCAAAGGACAATCCAAAAGAATTATATGTATATAAATACTATTGGGCCAATGGAGGAGAGAAGAAGCAGAGCTGTTGGAACAAGTGGGTATTTGATGATGAAATAATCAATATGGCCGTAATATATAATTACCTATACCTTCTCCAAAGCAAAGAAGATCAGGTGTTCCTTACTAGATGTAATCTAGAAAGAACCAACACTGGCAATTTACCATTTAGAGTACATTTAGATAAAATGAGTGAAATTATACCAACTTATGACGACGCCACAAACAAAAGCACCTGGACATTACCCTACACTGATTCAGCTAAGAACTTTCTAGTTGTAGACGCAGAAACTGGAACTCTTTTATCAAGAGCAGTTAAAGATAGTGATTCCACAATTACATGTGTAGGAAATTATAGTTCCAAAAGCTATTACGTTGGCAAAACGTATGTGTGTAGGCATAGGCTTAGTGAATGGTTCGTTAAGCCAGACGGCAATGCTCCTTCACTCCAAAATAAATTAACCATAAAACAAATTACCGTGTTCTTCGAGAAGACAGGATATTTTAGAATAGAACTTACTCCATGGCGTGGCATCACAGAGGTTAAAGAGTATACTGGAGCAGTTATCGGAGAAAGCACTATTGGAACACCAAGTATGCTATCTGGGCGTGTTGATTACTCGTTTAATTCCGATGCACATTTCTGTACTATTGATTTGGTAAGTGATAGTTATAAGCCATTTACTTTTGTTGCAGTAAGTGTAGTAGGAGAAGAAAATTCTCATACAAGACAGGTGTGATGCAATTGAAAACATATTGTCGTCCCATAACGGCTGAGGATATGGAAATTGTGCATAATTTGAAGCTGCGCCAGAAAGACATTGATGAGTTATATGCAAGTACGGGGCTTCCTCCAAAGGAGGCCCTTATTCAATGTGTTGATTCTTTAAAAAATACCTGGGTAGTTATACATAATGACAAAATAGAAGGAGTATTTGGCGTACACGGGTATCCGTTTAATTCCACCATAGGGGTTCCCTGGTTCTTGGCCACAGACGAGTTTGACAACTTCCGTTTTTGGTTCGCCAGATACTCTATAACTGGGATAAAGATAATGTTGGATGAACATCCAATACTTATAAATCTAATTGATGCACGCCAAAAGGATTCTATAGAATGGTTAAAGTGGCTAGGATTCACCGTTACTAAAGAAAACAAAACTACTATACGTGGAGTAGATTTTGTCTGGTTTATTAAATGTAAGGAGCCTACGGAGAGAGAGGGTGATTACCATGTGTAATTGGTATGCTGTAGTTAATGGCTTGATTCAAGCCTATAGTTCCCAAAAGCAAGTTGAAGCACAAAATGAAGCCGCAGAAGCACAAGCCGATGCAGCAATTGACGCCTTTGAAGTGAATATTGCCCAGTTACAAAATCAACAAGGAGAAATCAACAGAGCAGCGGCTGTGGAGAAGTTTCAACGCACCCTGCAGGGAATGCGTGCCAGAGCCAAATTTAGGGCTGCAGCGGCAGACGCTGGTGTTTCTGGATCATCTTTTAACAGATTGTTGGGGAACACATTTATGCAAGAAAGTGTTGATTCAGGAAATACCGAAGAGGGGAGACAAGCGAGAATCTCCCAAACATTCCAAGAAATGAATGCCATTCGTGTTAATTCTCAGAGCGCTCTCAACCAGGCTATCGCTAATTCAATAGATCCGTGGGCTGGAACATTAAGGGTTGTAAGTAGTGGAGCACAAGGGGCTGCCAGTGGGTATTCCATGGGGAAACAAGCAGGACAAGAAGATTTTAAATGGCCGAAGAAAAAGAGCCCTAAAGGTGAAAATACAGATTCTAGTGAATTTATTAATTTAGGAGGTGGATCTTAATGGGCAGAAGAACAGAATATAGTAAAACCACCAGGAAACAAGTTAATGATCAGAATACATGGGATGCCTCTGCCCAAGGTATACCTATCGTGGCACGCACAACAGATGCGTATGTAAAGCCTCCTTTTATTGATGAAGATTCTAAGAGTGTTCTTGCTTTAGCAGATTCACTACAGGGCTTTTTTGGCGCATACGCCACCATGCAGAAAGCATACCAGCCTGATAACGAGAAACAGGCAAAAATTAATGCTCAAAAGGATTATGAAAAAGGCGAGTACAATCCTGAACAGAAGAATAAAGGCTTTATGAATGCCAACTGGAGCACAAAACAAGCCTATAACCAAGCTTATGGTGAACGTTTAGGCATAGAATACGGCACAGAATATAGCAATCAATTGGCTGCTAATAATTATTTTGTTGATTCAACTAATCCCAACGAGGATAAACGAAAGCTTCGCAACAACCTATACCAAAAATATTTTGGCCAACATCAGCAAAACACTGAGTTCTTATTTGGTGCAAATGAACGTATCATTTATGCCGATTCTTTGAATGATGCTAAGTTTAGCGAAGCTCAAATTAAGAAAGCCAAAGAGAATAGCCTTACTGTCGAAGCCATTATTCAATCAGACGTATTAAAGCAGTTCGCCGAAAGCGAAGCAGATGATCCCCAATTAATGGTTGAACAAAATGAAATCTTATACGAAACATCTGCTAGCCCACAAGGCATTACCAGAGAAGAGTGGGACACCAATACAGTTACCACTACTACTAACACCATCGAAAGTATTATTGCTGAGAAGACAGTAATTAATGGCATCGAAGTATATAAGTATAAAGCCAACGATGCCTATAAAATGGGAGATAAACTCATCAAGACGTTGAAGACAGCTGGCCCAAATGGAGTATCATATTATGATATGAAAAATTCTGCAGGTAAGTATATATATCGTGATATGATAGATACCGCTGAAGCTCAGATGTTGGAGATGATTAATGCCAGAGATAAAGCAAGCAATCAAGCCTTGGAGAACTTATCAAAGCAGAATCTTAGCGCCCTTAATGCTAAAATGTATGAAGGAGAAGATGTCCTGGCCGAGATAAATACCTTAGAGAGATCAAACCAATTAACTCCTGAAGATGCCACTAAGGCTAGAGATTGGAATAGGCAAGCCCTAAGCCAAGAATGGGACAAAAGGGAAGATCAAGATTTAGTGTTTACTCTGGAAGATGGCATCAGAAACTTTAAAATAAATATTGATGATGTCAGATCCTACTTCTTTAATAAAAGAATTACCAGAGATACCGCAAATGATTTAATTGAGCAAATTAATAAACGGAATGAAGCTATTAAGAAGGCGAAAGAGAGCGGTTCGAAACTTAACGAGAAAGCGTACTCTGCTGGATCTAATTACATTAAAGATATGTTGAGTGAAGAAGATAAGGCATTTGTTGCTGAAGCGTTGAGAGAATATTCCATTCGCGTCATCGAAGGTGGAGATGATCCGTGGAAGGTATCACAGGAGATACCGAAGAAGTATGCTCCTGAGAGCAACAAGAGACAAGTTAAATCGCTTGTTAAACAAGTTAGATACCCATCAGAGGCTGCTGCCTGGGAAGCATATTACAAAGGATCCTTCGGTAAAGTGGGCAGCAAAGAAGCTCTTGTAGCGTTAGATATTGAACTCCAAAAGAGAAAGAAAATTGAAAAACTCGATCCAGATAGAAAGATTCGGAGGGGAGAAACAGAATGAGTGAAAATTTAGATTTTGATTTTCTGCAGGAAAGTAAGAGCAAGTACGAACAAGAAATGTATAAGCGCTTGCTGAGCTCCTACGAGGATTATATGTCGGGAAAACAACCAAAAGTATCTTCCCCTTCGGCTCCAGAGCAACAAACAGAAATGAGCCTTATGCCTTCTATGACACCGCTACTAGACAGGATAAATAACCCTAATTTGCCACCGATGCCTCAACAACAAAAAACGCCGAACGCATTCGATAAGTTTGGCATGTATATGGCTGACGTAGACAAGAGTATAGCCAGTGGAGCCATGAGAGGGCTGCAACAAATTAAGGATTTTGCTACCTGGTTTTGGATGGATGAAAAGGGGCCATTAGGCAGTGTGAGTAAAAAAATCACTCCATCAATGCAGTACGTAGCCAAGAAGTTCGCTCCAGTTGCCGATGTTATGTTGTCAGATAATGCTGACACCAAAGCCATTGAAGGCATAATCGATGCAGTAGAAAGTGTTCAAGATTTCCAGTTTCCATTTCAAGGCTATGAACCACAAACGTTAGTTGGCTCTCTATCGAAGCCGTTGGTTGATTATGGAGTAAGGTATGGCTTGCAACACTTGGCAAGTGGAGGAGCCATTAATCCGTTATTGGCAGGCCTGCTTGTTAATGTCACAAATGATCCATATGAAACAAGGATATCTAATGTTATTCAAGAACATCCCTCAATGGAGAAATTCCGTAATCCGATAACTGAATTTATGGCAGCTAATCCCAATGATCCTGAAGCAGTAGCACGCCTTAAGAGTTCTATCGAGGGCGGCTTACTCGATTTAATAGGAGAAGGGGTATTTAAAGGTATTGGGTGGCTCGGGGGTAAAAGCCTTAATGCGCTTGACAATGCTATTGCCAAAGGTAGTGTTGATGAAGTTATTGAGAAATCAGCTGACGAAGTTATTTCAGGGTTAGCTACTGCCAAGACATTAATCAATGCCTCAGATAACCCAGAAGGGGCAGCTTTGGCTTCCCAATTCGCTCAAAAGCTACAATCGGCGAAGAGTTTTGATGATATGCCCAGAATAATGGCCGAAATGGATGATTATATCATTAACACCACTAAGGAGATTCCTGGAGTTGTTGATGACGTTCAAATGCCTTTAGGGTTTACCATTGAACCAGAAGTTCCTACGGCATATAAGCAAATATTAGACAACCTTGGATTGGATGAATCAGATGTTATTGGGGGATTCGATGATGGAATGAGAATAACCCAAGCTAGATTAAACCAAGCATTATCTCGTAAGGCCATGCAAGAAGATGATGCCATGGAGGATCTAATTGATGCTATGTATAAGAACATAGAAGTTACCGACGACGGAACTACTGTTGTTCTTAGGGAAGCTCAGCCAAAAGTTCCTAAATTGACAGATATTTATGACGATGAAACTGCCGCATGGATAACAAGCAGAAAACCATTGCCTCCTGGAAGATTTGAAATTGATCCCGCTACGGGAAAGAAAAGATTTATGCCTGCGCCTGAAGAAATAGCCGAAGAGATGAAACAAACAGGGAAGCTTGCTATGGTTAAAGATGGCGCTGAATATAAGATTTACAAGGTAGAAGATTTAGTTGAAACCGAAAGGGCAAATGATTTATTTTCTATTCTTGAAGACGAGCTCGGCTCTATTACGCTAGAATCTCCCGCATTTATTGGCGGTGGAGCTCTAGGTGGTATCACTGGAACCTTCGTCGATTATAACGGCGACGGTAAAGTTGACATGAATGATATTGCCGTAGGAACCATATTTGGAGTTATTGCTGGTGGAACCATTGATGTCGGTAGATATGGCTTCAAACAAATTAAGAAGCTTACTAAGGGTAAGGGAGCCAAGGAAGTTATTGAGCAGACAGCTAACTCATTAGCTCCTCAAACATCCACCAAATATTTTAGGACGCCAGAAGAAGCATTCCCTGTTTATAAACAAGAAGTAATAGCTCGTATTGATAGTTATATTGGAAAGTTCAATGATTTACTAAAAGGCAATCTTGATGAGAAACAAGTAACAGAAATTAACGGCAAGATAGAGCTGCTTCAAGGCTGGAAGCAAAACGTGGACGATTTTAAGAGCTTTGAGGGATTCGTATCGGCGATAAAAAGCCCAGAACTTAAAGCAGAGCTAGAAAGAATGGTAGCTCCTGCCGTTCAAGTTATTGATGCAGATCCTACTAAACTGGTTGCTAATTGGAATGTTAACTCCTTGAATCAGAGCATAGCACTTAACTTTGATAATATTAGAGATATTAATACCTTAAATAAAGTTACTGATTCATTGTATAACGAATTAACTCAAGGAAACCTTAAGCCGATATTGGATAATATTATTGCTCAAGAGAATGCTGTTAAATCAGCATTGGCTAAGGGAAAGAAAGTAAATCCTGCTCCAGACGTATTTCAGAAGTTGGCAGATAAAATAGGAATCCCAGATAGCGTCCTCAGAACCAGGATGGCTGGTGATTCAAACGTCAAGGCTAGAGTGCTGGCATTTGATATCGCTTTGACAGAAGCCGATAATACTCTTAACTCATTAGTGAATGACATTATGATGACGAGCAACCCATCTCCTAAGCAGTTACTTAACATGCGGAGGCAGATGGCTGTGCGTTCAGGCATAGCCGCTAATGCTGCTGGCATTGATGAAATTGTTAACAGATCTACCAGATCATTAGGGATATTGCGCGGGGCAGATACTGTCGAGAATATTGCCGAAATAAATAGGTTACTCAATACTTTGGGTGGCTATGAGAAGAATACTACCATACTTAAACAGTATATGGATTTGGATCCAGCTCAACGACAAGTATTTGCTACCACTGTTGGATCAAGCCATAGGATGGAGAATGCTGCCTGGGCATTCACTGCAGCTAAACTGTGGAATCCAAGAACATGGATTGGAAACGTAGCTTCGAACGGAGCCATGTTAATAGACAGTATAGTTACTACTGGTGTGGCTGAAGTTGGCGGTAGCACGCTTAGAATGCTCAATAAGAATCGCCCGATAGGTGTTACTAGTGGCGAGACATGGGCACTAACTCAAGGTATTATCGGGGCCACGAGAGACGCCGTATCGGCTGCCGTGTATCGTATCAAAACTGGGCGGCCCGTACTGGCACTCCAAGATTTCAATACCAAGATAGAGTTCGGCTCAACTGAAATTCTAGATTGGGTGCGACAGATAGATAGCGACGGAACTATTCAGAAAGGATTATCATTCTTTGAGAGTGCTTCTAGAAATGGTAAGAATGCTCTCGGCTTTGGTGCCAGAGTACAGCAAGCTGGAGACGACATGGCTAATATATTTGCCAGCAGAGGCTCCTTGAGGCAACAAGCCTATCGTGAAGCATCATCAATAGTTGACAAGATGGGCCTCAAGGGCAGAGAGGCCGCCGAGAGAATTAAAGAGCTAACCGAGTACTATGTCACACATCCAAATGATGAGATGATACTTAAAGCCAAAGAATTCGCTGGCGAAGTTACTTTTACTACCGATTTAGATTCCAAGAAAAGTGTTATTTCTGGTTTGGGCGCACACGCACAACAATTCGCCAATGAGCATCCTGGAGCCAGATTTATTATCCCGTTCATCAGAACAGGTACGAATATTGCTGATACCATTCATTATCGTACTCCTGTGATTAACAAGTTATCCAAGATAGCTAATAACATTCGCAAGTATGGCACACAGGCCGAGAAGGATTTACTTGTGGCTAAAGAATCGGTGGCTGGCTTACTGATGTTAGCTGGTTTTGGAATGGTATTAAGCGGCAGAATAACTGGTGGAGGCGGTAGAAATTACGGCAATGACAAAAAGATAGCTGGATGGCAACCGTATTCTATTAAAGTTGGGGATACTTATGTATCTTACGACAGGCTTGATATGCAGGGCACTTGGTTAGGTATAATGGCCGATATCGGTGAAATTGTACTTAACGCCGAAGACGAAGAAGATAAACAGCTAGCTGTCACTGCTGGGGCCTTGGCAATAGCTCAAAACCTAGCAAGCCGCACTTTCTTTAATTCTGTTCTCCAAGGAATGGACGCTATTGACAAAGGAGATCCAAAGGCTGCACTGAAATACATCGGTAGACAATTCGGCTCTGGTTGGGTGCCTACGATACTTCCTGCCGTCGAAAAGGTATTTGATCCTACCGTAAGAGAGACAAATGTTATGCAAGAAGATAACGCCATTTTCAGAGAGGTATTCACTGTCTTAAACGATATCAAGAGCAGGATACCTGGATTAAGCCAAACTTTGCCGCCAAGAAGAGATATTCTTGGTGAAGAGGTTACTAATAGCAGATTGGATATCATTAATCCATATACAACTTCGACAGATCCAAATGATGATATTAGAACCTTAATTGCTGAGTTAGAAATTGACACCACTAAGATAACTGGCCCAATGAAAGCCCTCCATGGCGTTAACCTTTCTCCTGAACAATATGATAGATACATGATACTAACTGGAGAATATGTGAAAGAAGAGATGAGGGAATTGTTAGATAGCGGAGCTCTAGAAGATAGAGATGTAGAATATCGCAAGAGCAGAGTACGTAAAGCTATTAATAAGAGCAAAGCTAATGCAGGTAGGGATTTACTTGACGAATTTCCTGATTTGGATGAGGCTATCGAAGCTCTAGAAGAATAATAGGAGGCCGAAAGGCCTCCTTCCTTTAAGGGGGTTAATAAATGCGTTCAAGAGAAACATACCAAGGCGACGGAGAAACCACGGTATTTAATGTGCCATTTGAATATATGGATGGCTCATTGCAAGTATATATCGACGGAACTTTGGTATCAAATTATATTTTCCCAACCAGACAAGTTATTCAGTTTGATGTGGCCCCCGAATCAGGGGCTGTTATTCTGCTCAAAAGGGCTACTAATCTTGATGAGCGCCTCGTAGTATGGAATAATGGAGCTTTGCTTAATAGAGACGATCTAGAAGACGACAGCCTCCAAGGATTTTATACTAGCCAAGAGCTCGTTGATATGTTCGAAACAGCTATGTACCTGGACAACGATGATAAGTTTGGCGCTCAGAACAAGATAATTAAGGATGTTAAAGATCCAGTTGATAATCAGGATGCCGTTACTAAGTTTTATGTAGATTCCTTAGTAACGGGAGCCTCAAGTGATATAGCCCAAGATTTAGCAGATTCACAATCTGCCAGAGATGCTGCTATTAACGCAAAGACAGCTGCCGAACTTGCCAGAGATCAAGCAATATCAGCAAGAGATACGGCTAACACAGCTGCCTCTAACGCTGTAGCGGCACAAACTGCTGCCGAAACTGCCAGAGATACTACCCAAGGGTTAATTGGTGACGCTAATGCTTCTAAGTTGGCTGCCAAGGCCAGTGAAGATGCTGCAGCTTTATCAGCTACGAACGCTTCAAGTAGTGCTTCTTCGGCTTCAGCTAGTGCAGTAGATGCTGCCACTAGTGCCCGCAATGCTGGGCTAGCCAAAGATCAAGCCATAATAAGCGCAGGAGAAGCAGATCAATCAGCCATAAATGCTTCAAATAGTGCTGGCGCAGCTGACGCTTCAGCCGATGCCGCTCAGTTATCAGCAACTGCTGCTGCAGGTAGTGCTGCCGATGCCTTAACACATGCAAATAACGCTCAACTTTCAGCTGAAGCAGCCTATGCTTCTGAACTCAAAGCATCACAGTGGGCTGATAGTGAATTTGAAGTTGAAACAAGTAGATACTCAGCCAAGTATTGGGCTGATAGGGCTCAGCAGATAACTGGCGGGACACCTATTGATGAAACAAAAATACTCCATACGCAAGCAAGTGGTATGAGCCCTGTCGGTTATAGTACTACCGAGGCAGATGACAGATATTATCAAAAATCCGAAGTGTATACTAAAGCAGAAGTAGATGCTTTGTCTCCTACTCTACCGCCTACGAATATATCATTTTGTTTTAGTGGGTTAGAATTTACTGGACAATACTCCTCACCAAGATATCTTATTAAATCAGATAAGACAATCTCCAGAGTAGATTTATTGGGGGATGCTCCTGTAGATGCAGCCTTCGGAAGTGCCACATTTTTGTTAATTGAGGTTATCCCTAGCCCCTCGTCAGGTTCGGTAGAACCTACTTGGGTAGCCAATACACCAATACAAGATGGGCAAATCATATGGTATCACGATACTACTAAGCCTGTCACAACAGCATGGCAACCCAATTACGCATACACTGGCTATGAATGCGTTTACGCCGACGAAAGTATTTGGGTATGCATCATGGGAGGAACTTCTGGCTTAACTGAGCCAGATTGGGCGTCTGTTGGAGAAATGGAACCGTTGTATGATGGAACAAATGTGTGGGTTAGATTTTTGGCCTGCTCTACATGGCAACCAAATACTAGTTACTCAACTACTATTGGCTCTGGTTCACTAATTGTTCCTAGCTCTGGAGTTGGCCCAGTGTTCCAAGCGGTAGGTGGTGGATATATGTCAGGTTCAGTAGAACCTACATGGCTATTAAGTGGAACAGTTCAGGACAATGAAGTATATTGGCAAGCATTTGATTACTATGAAACATGGACGGCAGAAACAGAACTAGCTGGGGGTGTGACACACTATATTATGCCCACTGTACCAAATGGCTACCTGTATAGTGTCACGCCTTCTGATACTGTGTATACTGGCTCTACTGAACCAGTGTGGAATACAGATGGAACAGGCACTACAGATGGCGCTATTACTTGGGAACTGGTTGGTAGACAATGGAGTGCTGACACTATGTACACAAAAAATGACATAGTTTATCCAATAACGCCCAATCCGCTAGATCCATCTATCATTTACATTTTTAATGACAAAATTATTGCTAGTGTAGCTAGTAATGGAACAGATCGCACTAGCGAACAGATGGCGGCAAATGTAGACAGCAATAAAATAATATATGTGGCCTTTAACAAATTCGGAGGCCGATATACCAATGTAACAATTCAGGTAGAAATGGAGGATCGTTAACTATGGCTTTAACTAACTTATGTACGGCGGGTAACGGTTCTCCATACTCCGCCATAACATGGAGCAACTTGCCAAACATAATTGACAGCAATGGCACAACTTACGCTTCATTAACAACGGGCTCTACCCCTACTTCACAATATAACACTACAATAGGATTTACCTTTAATACCCCTACCAACGTGGGCTATTTTTATTATAGATTTAGAATGGGGAGATATTATAGCGCTAGCCCTGGTGATACCGTTCGGATAATAGCTTTTAATGGAGCAACTGAAGTATATACCACTGAAATTACTCGGATAAGTAGTGGATCACAAACCACTTCAAACATTGCTGAAACAATAAGCCTAGGGAAAAACCATTTAATTACTAGAATAGTTGTTCAGTTTTTGTTCGACACCTATTTTAATGGTACTTCTTATGCACCATTGGAAGTATCAGAAATAAAGGCATATGCTTATCCAAACAAATTGGCCGCTGATACTAATATACTTACGTCAGTAGGAGGTACGGTACTTGCCGATACCGAGTGGAGTAATGCTGGTTTACTATTCGATGGTAATACCGAAACTGAGGCCACATGTAGCACAGGAACTGTTCCCATAACAACCAACTCCCCAGAGGTTAGATTAACCCTCGCTGGCGAGGCTACTATTTCAAGGATTAGGCTGATTCAAGGGAGTAGTATTGAGAACAACTGTACTTTTTACGAAATAAGGATTCATGATGTGGTTACAGGTTCAACAAAGTACTTATATGAGCGTATTAGGGCTTTACCTGGAACAATACTAGATATCAATCTTGATAGAGATTATGCGGCAAACTATATTGTTATAACTCCAGATTCCGATATGAATACCTACGAAATTGACGGAGTTACCTATTATGAGGACGTTTGTCTTGCAGAAGTACAAGCATTTTCAAATACAACATCAGTAGCAACACCAGGCTCCACTTGGATTAATTTGTGTACAGCTGAATATGGAGTTCCGTGGGCGGCTGAAACGTGGAATAACCTATCTTATGCAACTGATACGGACACGAACACACTTGCTACTTTAGAAACTGGCTCCACTCCAACAACAAGCCATGATACTTCTATTGGATTCGTCTTCGATGAACCACAGAGCATAGGCGTTATTATGTACAGTAAGAATATAGGAAGAACTACCGCTCCTGGTGGTGATTTATATAAAGTTATTGGGTATGATGAACTAGATAATGTTATATTTGTCGATAATGAAGAATGGCACGGCTCCGAAGATCCAGAACCATCCAACTATATAAGCGACAGTACGCACGTGCTGAGCAGGAACTATACCGTTTCAAAAGTTGTTATCCAGTTCTTATTCGATACTTACTTCGATGGTGTAAATTACTCCCCTATTAAGGTATCAGGTATCAAAATGTATTCCATTCCTGAAAGGGTGGCCGCTGATACTAATCTTCTTACTGAGCAATATGGGATATTTAATGCTACTGATTGGGAAGAAACTGAAAGCGCTTTCGATGAAGATGAAACCACAGATGCTATCTTCTCTAGTGGAGAAGAAGCAACAACCGATGCTTGGTATAACTTTATAGAATTCTTTTTTCATGAGCCAGTTCTGATTTCTAGAATTAGGATCATAAATAGCCAAAATCCAGAGAATAACTGTACTTCATGGCGCATTACCAAAAACACCTTCTCTTATGGGAGCTTCACAACAAAAAGCGATATTGTAACTACAGCAGGAGCGATAACTGATATTAACTTCAACGAAGTTCTTGTCGATAGCATCAAAATAAAAGCAAACGCAGATATGGGTACCTATGAGTTGGGCGGAGTTACATTCTATAACGATGTGCACGTTGCAGAGATACAGGCATTCTCCAACAGCACTACAGAAGAAGAAGAACCAACTACTTC